ACGCTGCCGCTGCCGCAGCGCGCCATGCCGCCGATGGCCCAGACGGGCCTGATTCAGGCCAAGATGGGGGCGTCTGAGGACATCAAGGGCACCACGGGGCAGTACAACGCCTCGTTGGGGCTGGAAGGCAACGAGCGCTCAGGCAAGGCCATCCTGGCCCGCCAGCGTGAGGGCGACACGGGGACGTACCACTATGTTGATAATCTTGCTCGGGCTGTGCGTCATGTTACTCGCCAACTGGTGGATCTGATCCCCAAGATCTACGACACGCAGCGCATCGCTCGCATCGTTGGCGAGGACGGCGAGTCCAGCATGGTCAAGTTTGACCCTGCGCAGCCGGAACCGGTGCGCAAGATCGTTGATCAACAGGGCATCGTCATCGACAAGATCTACAACCCCAGCGTCGGCAAGTACGACGTGGTGGTGGTGACTGGCCCCGGCTACGCGACCAAGCGCCAAGAGGCGCTGGAGGCGATGGCGCAGCTTCTGCAGGGCAACCCGGAGTTGTGGAGCATTGCCGGCGACCTGTTCGTCAAGAACATGGACTGGCCTGGCGCGCAGGAGATGGCCAAGCGGTTTGCCAAGACCATCGACCCGAAGATTTTGGGCGATGCGGACGAAGACCCGGCGCTGCAAGCGGCCAACCAGCAGATTCAAGCGATGGGCGCCGAGATGGAGCAGATGTACAAGATGCTCCAGAACATCAACCAAACGATGGAAGCGCGCGGGCTGGAGATCGACGAGTTCAAGGCCCGCACCGACGCCGACATCAAGGCATACGACGCCGAAACGAAGCGTCTGCAGGCCGTGGCGGCCGGGATGCAGCCCGAGCAGGTGCAGGAGGTCGTCATGCAGACCCTGCGCGACGTGCTGACCGCGGGCGACCTGGTGCAGCCGATGGCGCCGCGGGAGGCGCCTGAAATGTCGCCGCCTGAGATGGCCGAACCGATGGGGGTGCCGGTATGAGTTGCGCCGATTTCGTAGGGCACCTGTTTCTGGCCCGTGATGTGGCCCACAGCGTGCATCTCAACACCAGGTCGTTCTCCAAACACTCGGCGCTGAACGAGTTCTACGACAACATCGTCGAGTTGGCCGACAAGTTTGCCGAAGCCTACCAAGGCCGGCACGGCCTGATCGGCCCAATCACCCTGATGGGCGCCAAGAAGACCGGCAACATCGTCGAGTTTTTGCAAGACTCGCTCAAGGATGTTGAGGACATGCGGTACAAGGTCTGCGAAAAAACCGACACACCGCTGCAGAACATCATCGATGAAATCGTAGGACAATACCTGTCCGCGATCTACAAACTGAAGTTTCTCGCATGAGATACACAGGCGCTCCTGAACGCACGGTCATTGCCTACGAGGACGGCTCGGGCAATCCCGTAGACGTCAGCGCCACAACTGCGCTGCCCACGACGGGCGGCGGCGGGGGTGGCGGCGGAACCCTGTCGGACACGGTGTTTGTTGACTCCACAGGGCAACTCTTTGTCTACCGAGACACGGGAACAGGCACGCCCAATGCCTATGAGATACCGGCCTGGACCCTTTACACGCCGGTCGGGGCGGTCACAAGCGCATCAGCGGGCAATGCTGCCGCAAGCGCTACGGGTTCAGCAGTTCCGGGCTCTGCGGATTATGTGGGCTTCAACTCTGGTGGTAACCTTGTTGGAGTAAGCGCAACCACCCCACTGCCCACCTCCGATGTTACGGCAGAGGAAACCCGCCAAGACATGGTGCTGTTGCTTGTGCGGATGCTGAACTACTTGAACGCCCCGATGGGCTACGACAAGAGTTTGCAGCGCCAGCGTGGCACGGTGGTTGTTGAGTCGGGCACGGTCACCACGGTCACCACGGTCACCACGGTAGGTACTGTCACGACCTTGAGCAACATTGACGGTTACAACGCCCGTATGCAGATCTTGGATCAAAACCGCGTAGCATGGGCGCAGTGTGTACGCGCAAGGATTACCTAAATGGCAAACACCTTTAAGAAGGTCATTGATACGCTGGTGTGGCGGCAAGTGCCGCCTATGCCCAACGCCCATGCGGCAGCGGCAGCGGTGTGCAGCGATCTGCGCAATGACATCTCGCGCAATCCGTTTGTGTACCAGTTGGTGTCGGCGGCGATCCTGAATCGACACAACATCATCACCAAGGGTTCTGCATTCGCGGTGAACCCCGGTCTTGGTGGTACGTTCGGTGCTGGCGCAGCCTGTGCGTTTGTTCCATCGTTCGGTCTTGTGGGCACGATTGCTGCTGGTGCAACCACGACTTCTGTGACGCTGACAACCGCCCTGCCCACTGCGGTAGGCGTGAACATGCTTGCCAACCGGGGCGGCTCGGGTGAGTACGGGTACAAACTGCGCATCATCGACAACGGCGCTGGCGGGTCGGGCAAGACAGCAGAGCGGTACATCACGGGCAACACGGCCAGCACGACGCCCGTTATCACGGTGCTGTCGGCATTCGGCTTTACGCCTGTCAGCGGCTCACGCTATGAAATCGTGGCAGGCCGCGTAATGATGCTGTCGGCAGGCACGTTGGCAGCGACCATTTTCCGTTCGTTTGAAGTAGCGACCAACACCCTGGCGTCACTTACCAACACGAACCTTCCGGCGACCATCGGTACGGACTCAAGCCTGATGGTGTTGGATGAGCAGTATGTGCCGTTTAGCAACAGCCCCGGCGACGGGATGATCAAGGGGGCGTACAACTACGACACCGGGGTTGTTTCTCGTTACGCATTGACGGCCACTGCAACAGGCGCGTCGAGCCTGACCGGACAGGCAACGCTCGGTGACGCTGTGGTGCTGGCGAACGAGTACCGCAACTTTCAGATTCGTATCGTGGAGGACACCGTAAACACCACGGCTGTCGGCCAACGGCGCATCATCGCCAGTCACACGGCGGGACCGAGCGCGGTCTACACGCTGGGCACGGCATGGACAGTGACGCCATCGGCAACAGCCAAGTTCGTGATCGAACTGCCGAATCTCATGCTGCTGCGCAGCACGGCGACTACCACGGTGTATACCTACAACTACACCGACGCGACCATCAACAACGGCACCAACAACATTGTCGCCAACGCCTGGAGCACAACCTACTTTGGTGTGGCCCCTGCTGCAAATGCTGCTGGCGGCATGTGGGCACCGTCCTTTGGAATTGACCCGGATCAAAACAGGTACGGTCGGCAGTCGTTCTGCTACTTCTTTCGAGGCGGTGCGGCTACGCTGGATGTGCTGGACATCGCAGGCGGCACAACTGGCGCTTGGACTGGTGCAATTGTTTACGACGGTTCTCCCGGCGCGTTACCTGCCGCTGGTTCTGGTGGATGCTACAGCCCCTTCGACAACGAAGGGCGCATGTTCTACATGAACCTGTATGTGGCCTCGCAGATCAGTCAGATGTACAGGTTTGACGTAGAGAATCGCGTGCTGTCTGTGTTCACGCCGACAGACTTCTTGCAAGCGGGTACTGCTGCGCTGGGGAATCGGGTGGCGTGTTACTGCGCCCTTGACGGCACGGACACTTACGACACGGTGTTCTTGCAGTCGCATCTATCCACAGTTGCACAAGAATGCGTGGTGCTGGTATGACGCTGGCCGAACTGATTCAGTTGGTGAGCTACAAGCTGGCGGCGCTAAACTCAGCGCGTGCGTCAGCAGTTTCGGTAGGCGACTTGAGCCAAGTCGTGAGCCTTGATGCGCAAATCGCGCAGACACAACTCACGCTGGATCAGTTGCGTTCTCTCCCTTAAGGAGTTTTCATGTCCATCCCTTTGAAGTCCATCACCACGCGCCTCGGGTATCAGCAGATCACCTCGTTGAGTGCGTCCACGGCGCTGACCGTCCCCAGCTTCGACGTCAACGGCCTGTCGTGCCGGCCGACCGTTGCAGTCATCATTCCGCAGACGCAGGCCGTTCGGTGGCGGGATGACGGCCCGGCGCCCACCGCGTCCATCGGGATGCCGCTGGCGGCTGGCGTGACGCTTCAGTACGACGGCGACCTCACGCAGATTCGGTTCATTGAGCAAGTTGCCGGCGCCGTTCTCAACGTCTCCTACTACGCCTGAAGGTGCGATCATGAACATTGTCAACGAGCAGCCGAACGTGGATTACGTCACCTACTTCACGCAGCAACTCCCGAAAGACCTGGCTGCGATGGCGCAGTTGCGCGACGAGTTGGCCAAGCGCCAAGGTGCGTTGAGCGCGGTCGAAAAGGCCAACAAGGACCGCGAGAAGGCGGCCAAGGTGTTGGAGGCTGCGACGGCCGAAGCGGCGACCATCGTGGCCGACGCACAGAAGGTTGCTGACGCCAACGCCGCCAAGAAGGCCGAGTTGTACGTTCTTGAGACGGAGTTGGTCGCAGATCGGAAAGCGTTTGCTGCTGAGACCGTAGCCAAGACTGCGGATCTGATGACCCGTGAGCAGCAAGTCGCCAGCCGCGAGGCTGCGGTGGCCGCGCTGCAGGCCGAATACGCGAGCAAACTGCAAGCCCTTGATGCAGACCGGGCGGCGCTGAATGCTCGGGTGAAGGCGTTCCAAGACAAGGTTGCGGCACTCAGTGCCTGAGGTGTGATATGGCCGGCATCAAGATCAACGATCTTCCTGCGTCATCTCTCCCGCTTACGGGCACGGAGTTGGTGCCTGTGGTGCAGAGTAGCGCCACCAAGAACGTGGCGGTGTCTAGCATTTGGGCTGGCGCTATCACATCTGTCAGCTTTGGCACCACCGGGCTGACGCCTGCGACGGCTACCACAGGTGCTGTGACCGTGGCCGGCACGCTGGCTGTGGCCAACGGTGGTACGGGGCTCACGTCACCAGGCACGAACGGCAACGTGCTGACCAGCAACGGCACCACATGGACCAGCGCGGCCCCTGCAACGGGCATTTCTCTGAGCGCAGACAACACATGGACCGGCACGCAGACGTTTGCGGGCACCGCTGCTAAGTTTGGCGTAGTGCTTACGGATGCAGCAGAAACCGCCACTGTCAGCGCTACAGCGGCCACGGGCACGATTAACTACGACATCACCACGCAGTCGGTCCTGTACTACACCAGCAACGCCTCGGCCAATTGGACGGTCAATTTCCGGGCTTCCAGCGGCACCTCGCTGAACACGGCGCTGGCAACGGGCCAGAGCGTGACGGTGGCATTCCTTGTCACTCAGGGCGCTACGGCGTACTACAACAACGTAGTGCAGGTTGACGGTACGACTTCGGGCGTGACCACACGGTGGATTGGCGGGGCTCCCACGGCAGGTAATGCGTCAGGGATTGACAGTTACCGCTACATTTTGATCAAAACGGCAAGCGCCACGTTTACGGTGCTGGCTTCAGTGACTCAGTTCAAGGCGTAACCCCATGCCGTTGCAAGCTACAGCCGGTGCGGCCACGTATGACGCTTTTGGTGGTAGGGTGACTGCTACCAACTACATCGAAGACGTCTTCCAAACGTTTTTATATACCGGCAACGGCTCAACCCAGACGATCAACAACGGGATTGATCTGGCGGGTAAGGGTGGATTGGTGTGGAGTAAAGACAGGGGTCAAGCAAACAATAATGTTTTGCAAGATACCACCAGGGGCGTTGCATCTGTTCTGTCATCAAATCTTACAAATGGTGATTTAGGGTACACCAATAACATTACAGCGTTTAGCTCTACAGGATATTCTATAGGTGGTGGCTCGGAGGTTAATCGCAGCACCGGCCCGTACGTCTCATGGACCTTCCGCAAGCAGCCGAAGTTCTTTGATGTGGTGACTTGGACGGGGACAGGCTCAAACACAACCATTTCTCACAACCTCGGCGCTGTACCGGGGTGCATCCTTGTCAAGCGCACGGACGCTTCTGCTGACTGGCAGGTATACCACCGCAGCAATGCCAACACCGAATACATGGTGCTGAACAGCACGGCGGCAAAGGCTACTGGCACTACGCGCTGGAACAGCACAACGCCCACCAGCACTGAATTCAGCCTCGGTACTGATACAACAGTCAACGCATCCGGCGGCACCTACGTCGCCTACCTCTTCGCCCACGATGCAGGCGGCTTCGGCGCGGCTGGCACGGACAATGTGATTTCGTGTGGGTCGTTTACGGTATCTGGTAATACAGCATCTGTAAACCTTGGATACGAGCCGCAATACATTATTTCAAAGGGAACCGGCTCGGGAACTGGGTGGGATATTTTTGATGTTATGCGCGGGTGGAATATGAGTTCATCTGACGCAGATTTGCTTGCGAATACGAGTGCAGCAGAAGCGGTAAATTCTTTTGGTAACCCAACGGCAACGGGATTTAACGTCGAGGCTTGGCCTAACGGAAACTACATCTACATCGCCATCCGCCGTGGCCCGATGAGGACTCCGACGACGGGGACGAGTGTGTATAACGCACTTACTCGCACCGGGACTGGAGCAGTCGTAAATATTACTGGGGTAGGATTTCCCCCAGACTTGGTCGCAAATAAAGGCCGGAACAACACAGGACTTGATAATCTTTGGACTGATAGGCTTAGAGGCGCGACAAAATACGTAACTACAAACAGCACAAATGCGGAAGGGACCAATGCGCAAATGGTCACTGCGCTTGGGCAAGATGGTGTTTCGTGGGGGAACGACGATGGAAATTTCAACACACGCACATATGTAAACTGGTTCTTCCGCCGCGCGCCCGGCTTCTTTGATGAAATCTGTTTTTCTGGCACTGGTGCAAACAAAACAGAATCCCACAACCTGCAAAAAGCCCCTGAGCTTTGGCTGGTCAAGTCTCGCAGTGCGGCAACCGAGTGGGTAATCGGTTCCTCCTTGTTAGGCGCAAACGAAAAGATTGTCATGCCTTCGCCTAATGGCAGGGTGACAGACACGACCGTCTGGAATAACACTTATCCAACGGCAAGCGTTTTGAGCCTTGGCACATCGTCAACAACAAACGCAAGCGGCGCCACTTTTGTTGGTTACTTGATGGCTACGGCTGCTGGTGTCAGCAAGGTGGGGACGTACACAGGAAACGGGTCAAGCCAAACAATTGATTGCGGCTTTACTGGTGGTGCGCGGTTCGTGATGATTATTCGAGCAACTGCAAGCACGGCTCAAGACATCTACATTTGGGATTCTGCAAGGGGTATTGTTGCCGGCAATGATCCGCGATTGAGCCTAAACACCAGCGCAGCCGAGGTCACTACGTTGGACACAGTAGACGCTGACGCAAGCGGTTTCATTGTCAACACTGACGCATCAAATGTAAACGTGAATGGCGCGGTGTATTTGTATTGGAGTGTTGCTTGAACTACGATGTAAACAAGCACCATTGGCATCGCTACCTAAAGTTTATTCGGTCGCGCAAATCTTCTACTGGGTATGTGGAGCAACACCATATTTACCCACGGTCCTTGTTTCCGCAAAAGGCTAACGATGCTGACAATCTGATTGCATTGACAGCCCGCGAACACTTCATGGCGCATTGGATGCTGCATAAGGCTTTTGGCGGCAAGATGACTATGGCGTTTATGTACATGAAGGCAGAGTGTGATGATGCCCAAAGGTACTGGAACCTCAATAGCCGTTCCTATTGCCTACTGCGTGAGAGTTTTGCAAAAACAATGTCTCATGCCAAAAAAGGTAAGCCACTGTCTGAGGAAACCAAACGCAAGATGAGTCAAGCCCGTATTGGAAAACCTTTACCAGAGGCTCAACGCTTGGCAATCGGCAGAGGTAACACTGGAAAAGTTGTTTCTGATGAGACAAGATTAAAAATTAGCGCAGCAAAAACAGGTATTCCAAGACTTCCAATGTCTGACGAACATCGAGCAAAACTAAGTGTGCCAAAGCAGCGGATTAATTGCACTTGTTGCGGCAAAGAAGTATCCGTCAACGTGGTAAACCGTTGGCACAATGACAACTGCAAAATGAAAGTAGAGGCTTAAATGCAAATCAGACTTCGCGCCACAGGCGCAGTGATGCTGGAGGGCGAATTCCGCGCTTACCAGCAGGCCAACGGCGGCCCCACTTGGGATCGCACCACGCCCGAGGTGCTGGAAGCTCTCGGTGCCGACCCGGTGTTTGAAGGCCCGCAGGCACAGCCTACCCGCTACCAGACGGCTTTCCGTGACGGCGTGGAGCAGATCGACGGCAAGTGGTATACCAAGTACAGCGTGGCCGACATGGACGCCGAAGCGATTGCAGCCAAAGACGCCGAGCAGGCCAAGTCTGTGCGCCAGCAGCGCACCGAGAAACTCAAGGACTCCGACTGGACGCAAGTGGCCGACGCCCCGGTGGACAAAGCCGCATGGGCGGCGTACCGTCAAGCCCTGCGAGACATCACCTCACAGCCAGGTTTTCCGTGGAGTGTTACTTGGCCCGCAGAAGTGATATAGTTTTACCAACTGTACCGGCGCAGCGCACCGGGGCTCGAAATGAGCATGTATGACTGAAGAAGTTCAAGTCCTAGCGGAAGCAGACTCCGTGCCGGTACAGGCAGCGACAGCCGCGCCTGAAACTGAAGTTCAACCGCTGGAAACCGATACGCCCGAGCAGCAGCCAGAGGAGAAGAAATTCTCTCAGGCCGAACTCGACGCGATGATCGTTAAGCGCCTTGCAAAAGAGCAGCGCAAGTGGGAACGAGAGCAAGCGGCTAGGTCGGCAGAAATGCAAACCCGGCAGTCTGCGCCGAAAGATGTTCCGCCAGTTGATCAGTTTGAGTCTCCGGAAGCCTACGCGGAAGCGCTGGCTGTCAAGAAGGCCGAAGAACTGATTGCCTTGCGAGA